GTTATCTATTATATAAGATCAAATGGTACTTCTGGAAATAATTGTAAAATATTTACATCAAATAATCCATATTTTACCATAACTACAAATACAAATTCTTCTGGCGGTTTAAATCAAGTTGATATTGAATATTTAAGGGATGTATCTCCTCTTATTTTTGGATTGAACCCAACAAATAAAAGAATAATAACAGTAAATGATCTTAAGGGATTCATTGCAACTCATTCTACTTATGATACTACAAAAGATATAGACACAAATATATCCGTATGGAATGGAGCAAACACTAATCTAAAAGAGTCTGGTACTTCTTATTTTTCAATCATAGACTCAACTAGTATAACTGGAAATCAAATAATTTCTGATTTATCGGAATATAAGGCTGGTAATATTACGATTAAATACGCTGCTCCAAAAACAGTTTCGCTTGCAGTCACAATTGCTGCAAAATATCTACCAAAAACAAAACAATCAGCAGCGCAATTAAAGTCTGGAATAGATTCAGCACTTACTGTTTATGATGTAAATGAATTTTTTAATAGTGTAAATTCGGAAGATTTACTTACGATTATGAGAACTGTGGATTCTGCGCTTTCTACTAATCAGACTACTATTTCAATGACTGCTTCATATACTCATAGTCTATCTGATGGTATAAATTTTGGATTTGAAAATGAAATAATTAGTTTTAATACAAATGTTTTTTCATCTAAATATGGCTCAATTAAACTTACAAGTTCAACTGTTGCAGATATAACTGGATTCTATAAAATTCAAATGAAAACATCATCTGATGTTTTCCTAGATTATGTTGGTAGATTCAATCCGAAGACTGGGGTGATTTCGCTTAAGAACTCATTAAATGCTACAAGCATAGTGTTTAATATTGTAGTGAAAGATATGGAAGCTGTTAAGAACTTTGTTGTCGATCCTACATTTACAGTAACTGCAGAAATACTATGATTTTATTTTTCAATCCAGAAACACAAGGTTTAACAGTGTCTCTTGACACTAGTTATTACATTGCTGAACTGGAAAACTATATCGCAACAACATTCAGGAGCACTACTCCACCAACAAATAAAATATTTGTAGAAGAATATTTTCCTCAGTGGATACGAGAACAACATAATAAAAATCCTGTAAGATTTGTGACTTTTTTACAAAATTATTATGACTGGCTTTTTACAGTTGTTTCTGGCGGTGGCTTTGGTGCTGACTATGAACTTGAAAAGTTACTTGAACTTAGAGATTGTCCATTTGATTCTATTGACGAATTAATCTATCTTTATGCCAATGAATTCCATGGAATATCATATACCTCTGCTCAGGTTGAGAATTTTAGACCATTCATAGAAAATATTAAAAATAAATATTTGGCAGTAAAAGGCACAGATGCCTCTTATGAATATTTTATAAAGCAAATTTATGGATTTACGGCTGGAGTGACTGCTAACTATTCAAATAACACATTCATATTAAATTCCACTACTATAGGGCCGACAAACAATATTCAAGACAAGAATTCTGAAAATACATATACTGTGAAAATTGATGTTAGCTCGACGGCAGCTACAAGTGCAGATAAGAAAACCATAGAAGAATCATTCAATATTTTAGGATACAAGACATTGGTAACATAACATGGCAAACACCCCATTCAATTCAAATGATTTTCCGTTAAAACAATCGCCATATTATAGCAGAACATATGATTCTGACGTTGGTTCTACCTTTGGTTTTTCAAACAATCAATTAGTTGCTTTCCAACCGGGTAATCCACTACAAGCATCTGAATTGAACGAGTTACAGGAAAAAAGATTACTAGACAACACTCTAAATTTTGAAATGCTTGGTGCTTGGGCAAAAGAATGCTTTAGTAACAACCTAGACTTTCCTAAGTGGGATGGAGCCATTCCTCTATATCCAAAGACAGATACTATAGGAAGTGACACAAAACTAGTAGGTTTAACACAAACAGCAACAAATACCATTCAAGTTCAATTTAGAACAGGATGGTACTTGGTAAAGACAGATGCAGGATTACGGACATGGGTTCATTATGATAATCCTGGATCTGCAAGCACGTTCTTTTCATTAGCTCCAGCCACAAACTATTATGTCGGTCTTTCAAAGACTGAAGGATATAGTGGAGCTACTTCAAGTAATGATTTGGGAGATAATTCGGATGGGACATCTGATCCAAGCATTCCCGGGGCTGATAGATACATTGTGTCATTGAGTTCCACCATGTATAGTACAGTTTCTGGTTTTACAGGAAATTTCGAACCAATCTTTAGTTTCTATAATAGTGGAATTACGGGTCTTACAAACAGTGCTACATATCTAAACGGATTGACATTTTATCCATAATGGAGGTGAATCGTGAGCTGTGGTTGTAATAAAGGTAAAGATAGTAATGGAAATAAAGTAAGAATTTTTAGAGATATTTCGTCTGGAAAAACAGATGTAAAAAAACTTTATACTATGATTCAAGGCTTTGCATTAGCATATGCTTCTAGAGGTTTATCCAAAGAAAAAGCCCCAAAAGAAATAAAGCAGCTAAGAGTTTTGAGTTGTTTTGGAAACGAATCAACTGGTGGAGAACTTCCTCCTTGCCAGCATTTAAAGAAATCTTCAACTGAAGGAAAGTTTTATTGCGGTGGTTGTGGCTGTGGCGATAAAAAGGCCACATGGCTAAATGGTACGGCTGAAGAATATTCCAAGCTAGACTTTCCGCATCTAGTTTGTCCTCTTGCAATGCCCGGATTCTCTAACTATAAACAAAGCAATCCAGATGAAGCAAATGACCCCATAACAAGAAAATATTACATCGAAAACATGGATTTTAACGATGTACAATCAATTGCAGTTACACAGCACGAATTTAATCCGGCTGCTCTTGGTTTGTCAAAACAAGTATCACAAGAAGAGCTAAAAGACATATTTAAGAAATCTGAGTAAGGAATTTAGTGCAGCATACATAATAGTATGCCAGCACCAAACTCAAGAGAATCTTTAATAGACTACGCTTTTAGGTCTCTAGGATCGCCTGTAATCGAAATAAATGTAGATATGCAGCAAGCCTACGATAGGCTTGACGATGCACTCCAGTTTTTTGCCGAAAGGCATTTTGACGGGGTGGATCGTTGCTATTTTGATTATGTAATTACACAGCAAGATATAGACCGTAAATATGTTAATACTAATGCATTTGGTCCCATGGTTGGAGCAGATCCTTCTGGTAGACCGGATGGCCGTGATATTTTATCAATAATTAGAATTTTTCCATTCGGTACACATAGCTCAAATAACTTTTTTGATATTCGATATCAATTGGCATTGAATGACTTCTTTGGTATTAATACCAATTTAAATACAAGTGGCTCAACTCCAGTTGCCACATATGATATCGCAAAAAGATACATCAGAATGATTGAGATGATGTTTGATCCAGAAAGATCAATTCGCTTCTCAAAAGTTACAAATAAACTTCAGATAGAAACTGACTGGTCAGACATGCAGCCCGGAACACATTTGGCTGTAGAGGCTTATGTAATTCTAGATCCTGAGAGATATCCAGAAATTTATAACGATATTCTTCTTAAGAAGTATGTCACAGCTCTTATAAAGAGACAATGGGGAGCAAACTTATCAAAATTTGATGGGGTTCAGTTACCCGGTGGTATCGTGACAAGAGGTTCTTCTATATTTTCAGAAGCAATACAAGAAATAGCAATTCTTGAGGAACAAGTAAGATCTGCATATGAATATCCACCTGACTTCATGACAGGATAAAAATGGCAACCAATCCTTATTTTAGAGATAACTATTCTGGCGAACAAAATGTAACCGAATCCATCGTTATTGAAACGATCAAAATGATGGGTAAGAACTGTTTTTACATTCCAAGAGAATATAATAATATTTCTGTTTTATATGGAGAAGATCCATTATCGTCTTTTAGTAATAAAATAGAAATAGAGATGTATCCTGCTACAGTAAATGGATTTGGTGGCGCAGGGGATTTGGCTTCCAGATTTGGAATTGAAGTAAAGGACGATGTTACTTTAGTTGTTTCGAAAAAGAGATTCACCAAAGAAATAACTGAAAGATTTACTAATATAACCCGTCCAAGAGAAGGTGATTTAATTTACTTTCCTTTGTCAAAAACTTTTTTTGAAATCAACTTTGTTGAGCATGAAACTCCGTTTTATCAACTAGGTAAATTATATACTTACACTCTATTCTGTGAAACTTTTGTCTTCTCACACGAAGAATTCAATACAGATTCTCCGTTGGACACGATTATGGATCGTTCAAAAGAAACATATTCGTTGTTTGTCAATGAGGCTGGTGGTACTTTCATGAACGAATTTACCATAGGAGATAAACTATATCAGAACGGATATACATTCGGCTCATCGCCAAAGACAGCAGCAATTGTCAATTACAGTACAAGTGTCAAGCAACTTACACTATCTCCGATCAAGGGAACCTTTGTGTCTGGAGATGTTGTTGTGTCGAACGAATTTGGTATAACCGCATCTATGACTGGTGCTACATCATCTAATGTTGTCACCTACTACAATACTGAGACCGATAACATTTCAGATATTGATAATCCATTTGATCTATTAGTAAGTGATTACTACACAGGAGTTACGCCAAGCCTAATTGATTATAGTGAGGATAATCCGTTTTCAGAGGGTATTTAAATGGCAGATATAACGAACAAAGAAAAACTTAATACTTTTTTAGAAATTTCAACTCCAGCTACAATGAAGAAAGAATCTTCCATTGTAAAAAAGAATGTAGATGATGACTATGAATATGCTAGAGATAATATAAGAGAAATACTCGAAAAAGGTAAATTAGCTTTAGATGGCATTCTTCAGGTAGCCCAAGACGGAGACTCGCCTAGGGCATATGAAGTGGCTACAAATATGCTTAAAGCTCTCTCAGAGATCAATAAAGATCTTATGGATGTTCATGTTAAAGTAAGTGAAAGTGAAAAAACCACAATTAAACAAACAAACAATGCAATATTTGTGGGTTCAACTTTGGATCTTCAAGACATGATAAATAAAGAAAGAAGTTCAAAGAAAGCTATAATACAGGATAACAATGTTTGATTCATTTTATAACGATTGCATTAAAAAGAACACGATAGCATTTGCTTCGCTATTTAATAACATTTATGTCAATAGAGAGGATGATTCCGATTCTAAAAAAATCAAAGTTCCTCTTGTTTATGGCGGTAAAGAAAAGTACATTAGCCGCTTACAAAATCCATCAAGTATTTCTGAAAAAGATAAGCTTCAAATAACTCTTCCTATGATGAGTTTTGATATGTCTAATCTGCAATATGATACGCAGAGACATAGAAATAAACTTGAGTTTAATAAATTATTTTATCAGGAAGATGGAGAAACAAAAGCAAAGATAAAAATTGGTGAATATCCTTGCTTGATGCAATTCAATCTTACAATCTATACTAGAAATATTGAAGAAAATTTCCAGATTATAGAACAAATTGCTCCATATTTTACTCCAGAATATATTCTGACAATGGACTTTGATAAGACTCTTACAAGAGGAATCGATGTTCCAATCAATTTGGTTGCTTCAAAGATTGGAAACGATTATGAAGGCGGATTCGGAAATCGTAGAACTGTAGTTAGCACTTTGCAGTTTGTCATGCGTTCTTATTTGTTCGGTCCAGAACGAGAAGCTACTCCAATTCTAACAACTGATTTCAATCTCAATACACAAGATAGCTTCTTGCAATTCATCACAGATGTTCAAACTAATGATGATTTATATCTGAACAATCAATCGATAACAGTTACTTGGAGACAGGGAGGGATCTTCCCAAGAAATCCCACAATTCTGCTCACCAATCTAACCACATACAATCAAGAAATAACATACGATCCTGAAGCATTTGATGTTGGGGATGGAACTAATAGTGTTACATTTACAATACCCGCAAATGCTCCGTTGCTACAACAACTTTATGTAAGAGTATTTTTTGGAACAGTATCAGACAGTTCTCCTGCAATTGAAATACGCTCCGCTAGCGGAAATATTTCTTTATTGCGACAAGCTAATTTTGCTGGAACTTCTTTTAATGATTTGATGTCTTCCAATCATTATTATTTTACGCAGAGTGGTATTACTCAATTTGCTAGAAGTAATAATCTTGTTTTAGCCTATAATTATGGTTCATATAATGATTTAAATATTAAAACCCCTGGACTACTTGAATATTATTATGCATATGGTTTGACATTCAGAGCAGATACTATAGCCAATCCTCAAATTCCTTTTGGTAGTGTTATACACAATGGATTATGGGCTGGAATAAGCTATGATCAGAACAGAGTGTTACCTGCATTGGCTATCTATATGCGACCGGGAGCAAATGTAAATTTATATGCGAATCAAGGTGAAGGAGTATTTGGTACTACTCAAGGAACACTAGCAAATAGAAGAACCAGCGAAGATATGTTTCAAGCAACATATGGTTCTAATTCTTATTATATCAATGGATTTTGGGGATGGAATGGTACTACCAGTACTATAAGTATAGGTTTATATCCGAGTGCTGGTATAACAATAGAACCAGGATTCAGTGGATTTATTTTCGATAGAAACAATCAAAACAGATATCCAGATAGCGGAAAATATTCAACTGGAGTAACCCATTCTCAGGCTAGTCCATCTTTTAGAACTTTATTTGATCCAACATTTACACAAAAACTATATCCTTCTAGAGGAGCTACTGGATTAAGAGCTTGGCAAATAACTGCTTTTGGTACTAATAATCCAGCTACTATGTTATTTGATTCTGGTATTTTTTCTGGATCTACATTACCAAATTATCCTCCATACAGTAACTTAGATTATCTTGATACTTTTGATAAGATGAGATTACAGACTTATATGGATTGTTACAACATATTCCACAACGGAAATACTTATGTGATACCATCTCCATTTACTCCTAATTTGGTAACAGATATGTTAGGATATACTGCATATTCTGCTACCGGATTTACAGGCAGAGAAAATTTTGCAGGAAAATTTGGAACAACTTATGTTGGTGGTTGGAACAAATTATTCGATTTTGTCTATGATGGAATAACCATTAATGGTAATCGTTATGTTCCACCATCTCCTTGTGTTGATATAATATTTAATGATCATGAATTGCGATGGGGTCTAGGAGTAGGAGCAGATTCAAATATATTATGGAGATTAATGTCGTTAGTAAGCGGTTTAACAACTGCATGGATTAATAAAGTTAAACAAGATCAATTTTGGCCACAACTAGAAGCCAAATATGCAGAATATCCTGGATTATCATTTGATCGTATATTTGAGTTTAAAAATGCATTCCTTTTATATACTTCTGGACCTTTAAGTAAAAAAGGAATTCATGGCGGAATTCAATTTCCATTAGATGCGCTTCCACTACAAGAATTTTATGATAACGAAGTTAAAAAATATTGGGGTGGTCTACAACAAGTTTCTGAACTAAGAAGTCCTGGATGTAAATTTGCTCCTGTGCATGTTAATAGACTTCCTAGATTAAAATCTCATGGTAGATTCCATGATACAACTAGTCAAAGTTTTTCTTTAGGAGTTACTTTACCATATGAGCTTATATACCACTATCCTTATGGTCAACCAAATCAACCAGTTATAATTCAAGGTAGATATAGAAAAACAGGATATGCTCCTACTCCGGTTGATGCAATTACATTTGGTTTTGATGAATATTCAGCAATATCTCGTGATGTTAGTTCTGGATTAAATCAAGACCAGATAATTAATGCTTCTGATAAGTTGGTCCCTTGGTTTACAACCGACAATATTGGTCAAACAGGAACTGGTTTTGATGTAGGAATTTCATATAATACGCAATATTTTGAATCTAATGGTATACCAGAAATTGGTAATGGTGTGTTTGTATCGTTTTTTGGAGAATATGATGAAGAAAATTTGAGATCTCTTGCAGGAACAAGATTATCTGAAAAATATGAACCGTTTTTTGCGATGAAAGACGAGTCTAGATTTGTTCGTGGAATAATAGAAGAGAACATGAGCCATGGTGTTTCGGGTATATTTATTTACAATAATATTCAATTTAATAGATCAGGTTATTTTATTCCTCATGGATATGAAAATTCTTGGTTTATGGATTTTATTCCGTCTTCTAGAAATGGTAATGCTAGGGGATTTACTTATACAGATCCTGCCATATTCTCAAAAACAAACTTTACAACAGATCCTAGAGTAAATGACAATTTTCAACCAATTAATTTTTATCACTCTTATAATGAAAATATTTTCATATCAAAATTATTAACTACTTTACCTCTTAACATTCTTAATCAATCAGTAATTTTTCAAGGACCAATTACTAATTTAGAAGATCCTTTTTATGGATTACATACAAAGTCATTTAATAATTTTAAATATAATGATGAAATATTATTAAATCATATTTTGTGGGATATTGAAGTAGCAACTCATGGAAGAACATACGAATATCTTTCCAGTTCAGATGATATTACCACTGGAGAAGCACTTCGATATGAGGTCGGTGGCTTTAATAATAGTAAATTAAATTCTCCTCTTTTGAGTAAGGTGCGGTTATTAGCTACAGATTCTTCAGATCAAAATTTAATTTTACATAGAATCACGCTTCCAATACCTTATATTTTAACAACTGATTATGCAAAACCCGAACAAGATTCGTATTATGATAATTGGTATAATAATCATTTTGCGAATAATGTTTTAGCATCTAGTTATGATTCTACACGCGGAATAACTCTTGATAATATTAATCTCATTACTACAGGTAATAGAGATTTAGACTTTTATACTAAATCAGTAGTTTCAGAGACTGATGGAACTTATTCGTGGAGAACTTTAAGAACAAATCCAGCAATTAGAAGATTTAGTGTAAATGTTTATGCTAATAATTTATTGGTAGGAAATTTAACTCCAAGTAAATATCATCCTATGGGAGTTTGGTTAATAACAGATGAAGTATCAATTCTGCCGGATGGAACAACATTTAACAATTATAATTTGAGGTTTGAATATAATGACGATGGTCCAATTACAGATGGAATTACAACTGCACCGTATAGAACATGAGTAAAAAACATAAAGGTTATTTGGGAAATTCCAACTTAAAAGAAGCTGGAATTAAAATAGACTATACTCCAGAACAGGTTAAAGAGTATATTCGATGTGCCAAAGACCCAATTTATTTTATTAAAAATTACATTAAGATTGTATCTTTGGACAAAGGTTTAGTTCCTTTTGATTTATATGATTATCAAGAAGACATAGTACAAAAGATACACGATAATAGATTTATCATAGCAAAACTGCCTCGTCAGTCTGGTAAATCGACAACCATGGTATCATATATTCTGCATTATATTTTGTTTAATCAGAGTATGAATGTAGCTATTCTGGCAAACAAGGGTTCTACTGCTAGAGAAATTTTAAGCCGACTTCAGCTTGCATATGAATATCTTCCAAAATGGTTACAACAAGGCGTTGTTGAATGGAATAAAGGTTCTTTGAAGCTGGAGAATGGGTCTAAGATCATAGCCTCTACCACTTCAGCATCTGCTGTTCGTGGTGGTTCGTTCAATATGATTTTCTTGGACGAATTTGCTCACGTTCCTAACAATGTCGCTGAAGAATTTTTCAGTTCAGTATTCCCTACCGTTACCTCGGGCCAGACAACAAAGGTTTTAATGGTAAGTACACCAAACGGTATGAACATGTTTTACCATTTCTGGAAAAATGCCATCAAAAAAGATGGAGAGCCGGGTAAAAACGAATATGTTCCGATAGAAGTAAATTGGAGACAGATTCCTTTGTATCCCGGTGGTCCAATGCGTGGACCTGAGTGGAGACAGCAAATGATTGATCAAACTAGCGAATTGCAGTTTGAAAGCGAATTTGAATGTTCGTTCTTAGGTTCTTCAAATACTCTCATATCAACATATAAGTTAAATACACTTGTCTACAATCAGCCTATAGAAAGGCGACCAAACGGTCTAAGCATCTATAAGCAACCAGATGAGGATGGAACGTACTTCTGTGTGGTAGATACTTCAAGAGGGCAGGGAAAGGATTATAGCGCATTTATAATTATAAACGGAAATACAAAGCCCTATGAGGTAGTTGCAGTTTATAGAAATAATGTCATTTCTCCATTTGATTTCCCCGGAGAAATTTACAATGCTCTCGTAGAGTATGGAAATGCTCATTGTTTGGTAGAAGTAAATGATGTAGGATCTCAAGTTACAGAAATTCTGCATAGGGATTTTGAGTATGAAAACATGATTTCTACTCAATATATGGGTCGAGCAGGCCAAAAAATATCTTTAGGGTTCGGCAGAGGCCAAAAACAAATAGGCGTAAGAACAAGTACAGCATTGAAAAAGATTGGCTGCGCTGCCCTTAAAAATTTAGTAGAGTGCGATAAAATAATATTCTGGGACCAAGACATGGTTTCAGAATTTTACACCTTTATTTCAAAAGCAAATAGCTTTAGTGCTGATGATGGATATAACGACGATTTAGTCATGTGCATGGTTTTATTTGGCTGGCTGACTAGACAAAACTATTTTGAGGATCTTTTGGATTTAAAGAGTAAAAAAAACATAAATACAGCAGAGGATAATCAGGAAAACCACATTTTCGTGATAGAGGACGATGAAACACAAAATATGAAGATGGGTGGAGACCTGTGGTTTGAGGTAAATTAAATGGCTGAACTAACACACTCACATAATATTAGCGGAACTTTAATCGGATTAACCCCAGGAAGTAACCCTTTAACAGTCGGATTGACGTTTTCTGTTGATGGTGTGTCTTTTTCCTCTGTAATTTTTGATATACTCGTTGCTTTAAATTCTTTTGAATATGAAGGAACATATACCGATATCAATGCCCTCAGAGCTGCGTTTGGTAGTTCTGAGATTATAGTAGCAGATAACACAAACGGCCTTGTTGTAAGCAATGTAGGATCTACATGGAATCATTATATTGGAGTTACTTTATATTCTCCTAATAATAATATTTTTAACCCTGGATTAGCTGAAGAAATATATGATAGCGATTTACATTATCGAACAAGACCAAATTCTTTCAGCGTAAAATATGGAGCATTTGGTCAAACTGGTCCGAGTCAAATAGCAGAAGTTGCCTCTTCAACAAGAGGAGAGACTATTTCGTTTATACCGTTTAACATTGTTTCAGCGACTAACGGAAATGCTGGATCAACGCTAGGCTTAACGCTAAATTCTGCAAATATTCAAAGATTTTATGTTGGTATTGGTACAGGTGCAACTTTTTTTGGTATAGTATCATTACTCGGTTGTACTAATGCAATAACTTTAAATTCTTTAAACTTAACTTCTACTCAAATAAATGAAATAAATGCGGATTATTTAGATCCTAATATTTCTGGTTCTGATTCAAAATTCAATACGCTTAGAAGAATTGTTGATACGTCGGGAACAACATATTTTAATACTTCCTACACTGAATTTGTAATACCGAGACATATTCCAGCAGGAAATTATTACTTAATGGCTATTCCAAATTCGTTTTTTGGACTTGGAGCGTTTTCAACTACTGAATCCTTTTTAGCAGCAAATCTTAATTTACCTACTACCAATATTAATATTACAAGTAATATAACTCCTGGTCTTACTGCTATTTATAGTTTTTCTCCAGGAACAACCTTTTTTACAACACCAATTTCTTCTAGAGTATCTAATCTTTCAAATGCTTTTTCATATGTTGATTATGCAGATACTACCTTTTCTGTTTTTGATCCAATCACTTTTAATTTAGCAACATCCCCATTTGGAATCACAAATAATTTACTTGGAAATACATTTCATAAAATGGATTATGGAATAAATGGTAGAGGCACTACAAATTATGGCGGTGCTTATGCTAATAACCCAATATCATTTGTTTCTCCGTTATTTGGATTTATTCCGATTGGTTTGACTTCTGGTAATACTTTAACCGTATTATTAGATGGTATTACATTTTATGAAAAAATTTATAATCCTTATAATGTAAATTTTAATAATAGTAATTTTTCTCATTTTTATACAGTTAGTTCAAATGTTGGTAATAATGCAAGATTTACACGACTAATAAATGAAGCTAATAATTTATCAGGTAAAAGAAATTTAAATCATATTAATAGAGCATATTATAGAGTAGATTTTAACAATCATGCCAATCCTTGGGGTTTTACTGGATTTACATTTGGACAAGGGTCTACACAAAGTGAATTAAAAGTAATTTATGGAAATCCTGTAAACGGTGTGTCGTTCACTTTACCAATTAATACCGGATCTCCTTCTGATTTTTATGCATTAACAGGAACAGGCGTATATATCCCCATTCAAGGTGATAATAATGGAGTTACATTAATTCCTGGTTCTTCTATTGAAGTTCACTATTCTAACAGACCATTAGGATATATTGAAAAATTAAATTTATACAATGGATCTGGTAATTTTGCTTTAGGTATAACTATTGCTGATAATACAACTTTTTCCCCAAGAAATACTACTGAACTTGGATTTATTAGAAAAACATATGATCCATCAAATGTTGAAACTATTACTATTCCAAATTTAAATGCAGTTGGAACTACGGGAACTGCAAGAATTTCATTTATACGAGCTGATGGTGTAAGTTACGAATTTGGTTCTACTCCAGTTACAACACCATTTAGAACATATTCACCTGTTCATACACTTGGAGATATTTCTGGTTTGACCATAATTGAAACTTCTGGGAGAAATATTGCTCCAGCAGTAGATTTGATGAGAATTACTGTAAACCATGGATTGACTAATATTGAAGCTGGAGTAGTAGGAAGAAATAATATTTACAGCAGATATTATATGGCTTCAAATGTTGATAATATTAATACTTCTGGTAATTTTACCCCATTTTATTTTAGTTTTATATTAGATTCTATTGGTCCTGAACAGGTAGTTAATAATAGTATCACTGTTGCGAATCGTAATTTACGCTCTTTTAGAGCAGCTGCTTTAGAGCGTGAACCTACCCTATTAGTAATATCTGGTACTGATATAACTATTCCGCTAAGAAATTATGTACCAGTTGTTGGTTATACTGCCGCTAATGGTACTTTTATTCAATGGCCAGTTACCACTATCGAAGAAAATAGTTCATTAACCCAACTAATGGATTATTTTAATGGTCCTGCACAAACAGAAGCAGAATTATTGGCACAATCTGAGGCATCTTATTATCAAAGTTATGATGCTGGTTATACATTAATGTTTGATAATGGTGATAATCCTCAACCAGAATTTAATGGCGGTGAATGGTATCTTGCAAATCCAGGATCATTTTTAAGGTATTCAAGCGGAAGTACCTTTTATCCATCAACTGCATTTACTTTCAATGGTTCTAATAGAAGTTATATAAATTATATCTTCTATGATTATAGAATTACAGGATTAACTTTATCATCAACATCATCAGTAGGTGTGCAAGATTCGTTAACAGCAACAATAATAGTAAATGATTTGCCACATGCATCTATTTTTGATGGTTTAAGATTACAGGTTCTTAATGGAAGTTCAGAACTGTTTGGTAAAAATATTCTATATTCAACTACAAACACTAATGAATATAGAATTCCTGGATATTCTACTATAGGAATAACTAATTTTGCTGCTTATTATACTGCAACGCCAAGATCAATAACTAGTATCTTCGTTGGATCTGGTGTAACTTTAGGCGGAATTACTATTACTCCTCCTTCTGCTGGATGGCCAGCTAGTACTGACCTAACTGTTAGAGTATCACCAATATTTAAATTGTTTGTAAATCTTGATGCTGATAGATACAATGATCCGGCTAACAGTTATTTTAGAAATACAATATTTAGAACTAGTGGTGCACCAACTGGTGGTGGAGGAGGAGGTGGTTCATCTAGTGGATCTGTTAGTGTCTCGGAATCTGTTGTTACTGGAGTTGCCTTTACCACTACAGAAAGCGATTTCTATGCTGGATTCCTATGTGGCACAACTGCATATAACATCATAACAAATAATAGTACTTCTTCATTTAGTGTTCTTACAAATAGCAGCAGTGCTTATGCAAATGCAAAGGCAGCATTTGATTCTGGTTCATTGACGATAAACACTACTACAGACTTTGAAATTCATTCGTTGTTGAATTACATGGATTATGGTGGAAATATAATTATAAGCCCAACGATTGATGGTCTACTTGGAAGCAATTATGAATACGATGTTCTCTTCTGTGAAGACAATAAGAGATATGGTGAACTCATGCGTATCGGTTCAGAAAAGAACCATGCAATTGTTATTGTCGGCACATCACTTGAAGAAGATGCTTCTTCGTTCACAGCACCAGCATATACGAATCTAAATTCTGCTGGTCTTGTTGATGGATTGACATTTATGACATCAACCTCCGTCAATAAGGGAGAGTATGTATTCTCTGTGCTTGGATACAAGAATAGAACCAGATTCTATGGTTCTGGAACTGACACTGTTCGTCTATATCTTTCATCTGATGTAGCAGGTTCTTACGCTCGTTCTTATGTCGAGAACAAGTATCACTTGTCAAGCTCGGGATCAGCTAGAGGTAGCATTAAGACATATTCTTCGATTACCCCAACCATCGTTGATCGTGATCTTGCAGGTTATTATTCACGCGGAATAAACCCAATTTACATTCCAAGCGGAACAAATAAAGCTGCAATTTGGGGTGATGCTACAGGTATAACTACAGGAAATGATGCATATAGAAAATCAGCTTCTGTAGCAAAAAATACCAGCACTATTAAGCGAGAATTCAAAAAGATCTTTGAAGATTTCCAATTTGAGCAAAATAATGCTGGTACAAGAGCGCAATTTGTTTCAAGAGCAACAACAGTATTGGATAAACTGCAATCTGTCGGTGGTTTATCATCTTATACTTTAACATGCAACGAAACAAACAACACACCAGCAGTTGTTGCTCAGAAACGATTGGTTGTAGATTTAGTTATTGTTCCAAATAATTCGATTGAATCTATAGTACTAAATTTTGTTCTTAATCAAATATAATAAATAATATATGCCGATTACAACTACTACTCAATCAAATACATTTAATATATCTCCTGTATCTCCTACAGATCATTATACAGGATTTTTATGTTCAACTACAACATATAATTTGCTGGGCGCAACTGCAGATGTATTTACAAATCTTGAAACAATTTCTGAATCTATTTCTACATTATCTTCAAGAACTACATATACGAATATAACCACTAATAGTTTAACTGACAAAGAAATTCATTCAATTTTTAATTGTATGGAATACGGTGGTAAAATTGTACTTTCGGGCACAACTGGCGGATTGGCTTTATCATCTGCAAAAATTTCTGAAGTAATTTCGGAAGATGCATCTAGATACAATGAAGTTTTAAGCGTAGCAAAAGCTAGATTAAATTGCATTGCTATAATTGGTTCAGATAGAGATGTTAGCGGAAATTATACAAATCCAGATCAAGCTAATATTATTTCACAAGTAGATACTCAACTTGGAACTACTGGAACAACTGCAATATCATATCTTGCATGTACTGTTATAGGTCATAAAGACAGACCTAGATTTTATACTGGTTCTTCTTCGACAACGACCGGAATTACAGTATTTCTTGTTTCGGATGCAGCAGGAGCAAATGCAAGAGCATCTTCTCAGTCAAAACCATACTTAACATCTGCTGGTGTTTATAGAGGAGAGCTTTTAAATTACACAAATGTAACTCCAAAACTATCTTTTACTTCATCGACTACTTTAGCTACTAGAGGTATTAATTATTTTAATTATCTTCAGTCAAAAGGCAAATATTACTTGTGGGGAGATGAAACTGGATTTAGAGATAGCACAAGCGCAAAAAGCTCATATGGATTTGCCAAAGCGTTTGTCTATATTAATAGAGAAACCACTTCTATTTTGGATGATTATGTATTTGAATTCAATGATGCAACTACAAGATCAGCAATTAAATCAAAAATTCAAAATCTTTTAGATCCAATGGTTTCCAATGGAGCATTGGTTAGTTACGTTTTAATCTGCGATGAAACAAACAACCCACAATCAGTAATTAATCAGAGACAACTAAAAGTAGATCTAACAATAGTACCAAATCTACCAGTAAAGAGTATTACACTCACATTTAGCATTTCTCTGCTATCATGAATATAGTTAATTACGGTCAAGTAGCAACACCAAGCGGTTTTAAAATACTTGCTTTTGTTACTCCATTGACTCAAAGTGTTTTATCTGGAATTACAGTAAGTCAATTAAACCAAGATCAACTAACATATGTTGAATCACTAACAGATTTTGTTGATACTTTATTTGGATATACTGCAATAACATTTCAATCTGGTCCAGACACGGATGTTATTAAAAAAACAGATGTAGAATTGCACGGTATAATGACGATGCTTGAATATGGAGCATCTGTTTATGTCATGAATACATTAGGCTTAACGCTTTCAGGCGCATATACAACCAAAAATATTCAAAGCGTCATAAATTCTACAGGCGCAGAATGTATCGTAAATAATGTATTTGACGGTCTTACTGCTACTGGATTTACTGGAATTCAAGAAACTCCATTTATAATTCAAAATACAGAGTTTGAAAAAGATTTACTTGAATATTTTATTTCTGCGATAAATGATACAACTAGTACTGGAAGTACAGCCGGAACTCCATTTGTTTATAATGATCAAATTGGAGAAATTTATCCTAATTTTGAAGATGATATTGCACCTAATGAGTCATTTACAGAGGAATTTCCAACTTTAGGAATATTCTCATATGATACTTTTCCATCATCAGCATACGGATTAACAGATTATCAAAATTATTCAGTATCAAATGGAAAATTAATTGATCAAAATTTTATTGAGTTGTTGGGTGTTAAGATACGAAATAGATGCATAAATCCTGAAAATGATCCAGAAACTGTAAATGAACTATGGACTAAATCAGCAATTCCAATGATATATGATTTGGCTGGTCAATTTTCAAGATTAAAATTGGCTGGAATTCCTTGGGGTAGTACCTCAAATTTTCAAATAGGTCCTCTTTTGAATATAGTTCAGGAAGATGGAGAATATGTTCTTCCGTTTTTAAACAGTAATTCCGTAGCTGAATATCGCAATACGATAATTGGACTTATAAACAATAAAATAAATTATGTCACTTTTTATAGTTTTGACGGTATATTTGGGTGTTATTTTTTAAGTGATCTAACGTGCGAATCACAAACAGATAATTCTGCTCCATTTACACTAGCTCTTAGTGAAAAAAGTGTGTTTTTTGTTAACATAACCAAATATATCAAAAATAAAATATCAACAATATCCGAAAATTATGTTTTTGAATTAAATAATGATACGACTAGATTGTTATTGATATCTGAAATTTTGACTTTTATGAATAATTTGCTTTCAAGCGGAGCAATAAATAACTTCAATGTAGTGTCAGATGAAACAAATAATACCTTTGAAGATAGACTAAATAGGCGATTAAGGGTAGATATCGCCTACACGACCAATCCAACAAATGATTTTGTGGAACAATCAATAATTATAATACCTTAAAATACATAGATAATAGGGTAGAAAAAAATGAGTAACGCAAATTCACTAAGTTATTTTAAACAAAAATTCAACGGTGGTACACGACAGAACCGCTTTGAGGTAGAAGGTAATTGGCCAAGCATAATTACTGAAAACCCCGAAACATGCTTTCATATAGTGTCTGCCAGCATGCCTCAATCCGATGTTGGAATTATTCAAATTCCATATAGAGGAAGAGTTCTAAACTTGGCTGGCGATAGAGAATATGAAGCATGGAATATAGTTGTTTATGATGACACAGGAACTAATTCTCTATGGAAAGCTTTTACTAGCTGGTCCAATAGAATCAATAAAATTCTTGGAAATGTTACTGATTCAAACAATTTAAATTTTACTCGCACAAAAACAAATTGGAAAGTTAGACAGTTAAATACCACAAATAACGGAACACTTCGTGAACTGGAGCTACTTGGTTGTTGGCCTGCCTCTGTTGGTGCTTTGAATTTCAATGCTTCAAATGTTAATCCTGTTGTTTTTACTGTAACGATGAATTACGATCAATATAGGATAACAAAATACTCATGAGCTGCGATAGCAAAATTTCAACTTTTAGAGATGCATTTGCATCATTTCCAAGAGGAAATAGATTTTCAATCTCCGGTCAAATCCCAAACTCTAATAATGGATGGGGTAACGATAATACTGGTGGCTTTCATATTCATGTCTTAGCCTTAAATTTACCTCCAGCGAACTTAACAACACTTAGATACAACTACAGAGGAAGAACTCTTAAGAATCCAGGAGATAGACTATTTCCTTTCTGGAATGTAACCATTCTTGATGATACGGGTACAGATACTGTATGGGAGGCATTCCATAAGTGGAGTCATAGCATCAATGATCATGATACAAATTTGAGAACGTCTGGTACAAACTATGATTCTTATAAACAAAACGGATGGATCGTTAAGCAACTTGGCCTTAACGGAGATACCATTAAGAGCGTAACGCTTGAAGGTTGTTTTCCTTACATTGTAGGACCAATAGAACTTGACATGAACCAGAGAAATACTGTGTGTCAATTTAGCATGGTAATAGCATACGACAGCGTTGTCGATGTATTTACGAGAGATGGCACTATAAACATTACTTGACAGGATATATTATGGCATTATCTGATATTTTAGGTTTTAGTTTCGGTAAGAATAAGAATAAACAAGCGGTCAGCGATCAGTCGATTGCCTCTCCATTGCCACCAGAAGATTATGATGGAAGTTATCTAGTAGAAACTGGTGGTGTTTATGGGACATATATCGATTTTACTGGAAATGCGAGAGATGATTCCGCTTTCATTACTCAGTATAGAAATATGTCCCTCTATCCAGAGGTAGATACAGCAATTGATGAAATCGTAAATGAAACAATTGTACTTGGAAATGATAAAAAACCAATAAAATTACAATTAGATAAACTCAATCTTTCAGATACAATTAAAACTAAGATTCATAGAGAGTTTGATAACATCTTAAAGATTTTAGATTTTAAAGGTAAGTGCTATGAAATTTTTCGTAGATGGTATATCGACGGAAAACTGTTTTACTATGTCGAAATAGATACTGAAAATCCTCAACTAGGAATTAAGAAATTGATTCCGCTTGATCCAATCAAGATTAAAAAAATCAAGAATCTTAAGAAGAGCCAAAAAAGAATAGGTTCTGCTGTTGTTCCTCTAATCCAAGAAGTAGAGGAATATTATCTCTATACAGATACCAATAAAGATTCTCTGATTTCTACAGGTCCTACTGGTTTGCGTTTGTCAACAGACTCGATTTGCTATGCACATTCCGGTCTTGTGGATATGAATACCAAACGAGTAATAGGATATCTACAAAAAGCTATTCGTACAATGAACATGTTGCGTCAACTTGAAGATGCAATAGTTGTGTATAGAATTTCTCGCGCACCAGAACGACGCATATTCTATGTGGATGTTGGTAATCTACCAAAGCAAAAAGCTGAACAATATGTTCGTGAACTTATGAATCGTTATAGAAATAGAATGATTTATAATCAAACTACTGGTGAAATCAAAGATGACCGTAATCACATGGCCATGCTTGAGGACTACTGGATGCCAAGAAGAGAAGGTGGTAGAGGTACTGAAATCTCTACACTTGATGGCGGTCAAAATCTAGGCGAGTTAACAGATGTTGAGTATTTCAAGCGCAAATTATATCAGTCATTGAATATTCCTGCGTCAAGACTGGCTGGAGATAGCCAATTTAATCTAGGAAGATCAGCTGAAATTACAAGAGATGAAGTAAAGTTCTTCAAATTCATTGAAAGAGTTCGTCTACGTTTCTCTGTGCTATTCTTGAATCTATTGAAGGTTCAACTTGTTCTTAAGGGTATCATCACAGTCGATGATTGGGATGACATGTATTCTGATATAGAATTCCAATTCAACACAGATTCTTATTTCAACGATATCAAAGACGCAGAAGTTCTTGCTAGTAGACTTGATCTGGCTGCTAATGCAGAGCAATATATTGGCAAATATTTCTCTACCGATTATATCCGTAAAAATATCTTGAAGCAAACCGATGAAGAAATTGAACTGATAAATACTCAGATGCAGTTTGATATTCTTAAGATGCAACAAGCTGCTGCAGCTCAACAGCAACAAGCCCAACAGGAGCAACAATGAAACATAGACTAAAAAAGATTGTTTTTGAGTCATTAGATAAAAATAAATTGTATTTTAACATCAAAAATGAGCTTTCTTTCAGGGTAAGCCAAATGATAAACGAAAAAATGCTTTTTGAACAGAATAAAATGCTTCAAAAATGCACTCCAAAGGCAACAAATAATGCTTTAGAAAGATTTGTTTCCGTAATAAAGGAATCTTTACAGTCAAAATACCCTATAGACATTAAATTAAACAACGGCGAAAATATAAGTATTAATAGCAAAGAAGGGCAAAGATTGGCAGTTTTGTTTGATAATCTAAATGAACATAATCGTGTCAAAATGACTTCTTCGCTTTTTGAGAATAGCACGAATTACAAACAAATTTTAGATTTCAGCAAAAAACTAAGGAAATAACACATGTCATCAAAGAAAGTATTTAAACAAATTCTTGAAGAAAATGCGGTAGGAGCTAGAAACTCTGTCCGCGAATTGCTTTATTCTAAGCTAAAACATAAGCTAAACGAAAAATACATTGAAATTTCAAGAACATATTTCAATGAGGGCAAAATGGAAGATATTGATGGCGATGGCCAAGTAGGCAATGACACAGAAGATGCTATTGCTAAAAAATTTATGAATATGGGTATGCCAAAAAATAAAGCAGTAGCAAAGGCTACAGGCATAACTGCAAAGAAGAAGAAAAAATGAAGTTAATAACCGAAACAATTGAAAATGTTCGTGTAATTACTGAAAGTGTTGACGGTAATAATAAGAACTATTTCATTGAAGGTATCTTCATGCAGGCTGATGCCAAGAATAGAAATGGTAGAGTTTATCCCAAGCCTATTCTCATGAATGAAGTTAGACGATACATCAATGAACATGTAAATAACAAAAGAGCTTTTGGTGAACTAAATCACCCAACTGGCCCATCTGTTAATCTTGATCGTGTATCGCATTTAATTACTGAATTACACGAACGCGGAAATGATGTTTATGGAAAAGCCAAAATACTTGACACCCCAACAGGAAAAATAGTCAAGAGTCTATTGGGCGAAGGCGTTCAGCTTGGAGTTTCTTCAAGAGGAATGGGATCTCTTAAGAAGACCAAAGAAGGTGTAAATCAAGTTCAGGAAGATTTCATGCTTGCTGCTGTTGATATAGTAGCTGACCCATCTGCTCCTCATGCATTTGTTAATGGCATCATGGAAGGAAAAGAGTGGGTTTGGAGTAATGGAGTTCTAAAAGAGAAAACAATTTCAAACTACAAAAAAGCAATAGAAAATACTCCAAAGAAAAATCTTTCCGAAAAAACAATAAAAATATTCAATCACTTTTTGAGGGGTCTATGAACTTTATAGAAAGTAAATACATAGAGCAAATTAATAATCTTCAGAAAGAATTAGCAATATTAAAATTGCAAGAATCTAAGATTTCAAAGGCTGTAAACTTAAAAGAATATTCAGATGGCTCATCAGGTACACTTGAAGGTGCTGCTGAAACTGTTGCAGACACTAGCATTGATTTGCTAAAAGGTTATTTAACAGCAGCAGGAATTCAAAGAGCTTTATCTGGAGAAAAAGTAAAACCAGAAGAATTATCTTCATTGAGAGCAACACCAATTATTAAACATAACATACAAGACTTTATGTCTAACTTAGTTGCAGCTCCATTGATTGGTATTGGTTCTAAATTAGCAGCAGCAATAATCAATGCCGCTGGAAGAAATCCATTGGATTTTGCCAAGGCAGTTGAACTAACAAGATACAATCCGTATGCGATTGCAAGCCCCGACGAAGAAAGAAGAAAAACAGTTGCGCCACAAAATCCGCAACAAACTCAACAGACTGGTCCAACACCATAAATAAATTAGGAGAATATATGAGAAATAGAAAAAAATATATCGAAGATGAAATTTTAAGCGAGGAAATGGAAGAAGAAACCGAGGAAGAAGAGATGGATGAAACTGAGGACGAACAAGATGAGTCCGAAGATGAAGACACCTCATCCGGTTCTGGACAAAAGGCTGCTGCTGGTTTCGTTGACTTTGATGTCAATGGAATGGGTAGCATGGATGCTAATGGAGGAAGAGTCTTTATTCAGACAGATCCAAGAATGGATCCTAACATGCAAAAGCTCGCTCCATACAATCAAATGACAATTGCTACCCCAAAGGTATCACCTGTTCAAATGAAAGAAGCATTCGAAGCCATTTTTGGTGATAGCGATTTATCAGAAGAAGCTGTAACAAAGCTTCAAACTGTCTTTGTCGCTGCTCTAAACGAGAAGGTTGAAGAGCATGCCAAGAATGCAAATAAGATTCTTGCTGAACAGTATGAGAAGAATCTCGAAATCATGGCTGGTACACTTGCTGAAAAGCTTGATGAGTACCTTGGCTATGTTGTCGAAGAATGGATGCAGGAGAACAAGGTTGAAGTTGAAAGAGGCATCAAGACTCAAGTCGCTGAAAACTTCATTCGTGGTCTCAAGAATCTATTCGAAGCTCACTACATTGATGTTCCAGAAGACAAGTACAATCTAGTTGACGAACTATTCGAACAGAATGACGAACTCACTAGAACTGTAAACAAGGTCATCAACGAAAACATGGCTCTAAAGAGAGAGAATGTTTCCAGCAAGATTTCTGGCATTTTCCTAGAAGAATGCCACGGTTTAACAGACACTCAAATTGAAAAATTAGGATCACTTGCCAAGGGTCTTGATTTTGATGGCGAGGATTCGTTCAGAAGTAAGCTTCAGTCGCTCAAAGAGGCTTATTTCTTCAGAAAACAAGAAGCTAGACCAACTCAAGTAGCTCCAGTGGCAAGCCCAGTAATGGATCTACATGAAATGGTTCAACCTTCAGCACAGATTATTGAAAATGAAACTGTCTCTCAGGTGGCTAGAGCAATGAGTAGACATATTAAGAAATGATAAGGATTTAACTAAATAACACAGGAGAATACACAAAATGTTTGAAGACTCAACCCCATATGATATTTTAACTGAAAAGTGGAACCCCGTCCTAAATCACGACGCAGTTCCCGCTATTGAAGATGTTTATAAGAAGAAAGTTACCGCAGTCCTTCTTGAGAACCAAGAAGCTGCTATGCGTCAGCAGTATCTAACCGAAACCTCAGCCAATGGAATTGGTGGTGGATTCGGTCTAAACAGCAACGGATCAGCAAATACCAACCTACAGGGCTATGATCCAATTCTCATCAGCCTTGTTCGTCGTGCAATGCCAAACCTAATGGCTTATGACATTGCAGGTGTTCAGCCCATGACTGCTCCTACTGGTCTCATTTTTGCAATGAGATCTAAGTACGACAGCCAGAGCGGTGATGAAGCCCTATTTGCCGAACCATTCGCTAAGTTCAGCGGTTCAGGTGCTACCTCAACAGGTGCATCGACTGATCCTCTAACTGGCGTTGCTCCTCTAGCTTTCAGCGGAAATACCGTCACCAAAGCATCAATCTTTGGTTCTGACTTCGTTGGTATTTCAACCAACAGAGCTGAAGATTTAGGTGGTTCTGGTAATCCATTCAAGGAAATGGCATTTGCTATCGACCGCGTTGCTGTTACTGCAAAGACCCGTGCTCTAAAGGCCGAATATACCACTGAGCTTGCTCAGGATCTTAAGGCTGTTCACGGTCTTGATGCCGAAACAGAACTCGCTAACATTCTCAGCACTGAAATTCTTGCTGAAATGAACCGTGAAGTTATTCGCAACATCTACCATGTTGCAAAACTAGGTTGCCAGCAGGCAGATCTATTCTACAAGGCAGCTACTCCAGGCACAGGTGGTGCATATGACCTAGCACTCGACTCAGACGGTCGTTGGTCAGCTGAACGCTTCCGTGGCCTCATGTTCCAGATTGAACGTGAAGCTAACGTAATTGCTAAGGATACTCGTCGTGGTAAGGGCAACTTCATCATCTGCTCGTCAGATGTTGCTTCAGCTCTAACCATGGGCGGATTCCTACAGCTAACTCCAGCTCCTGCTACTCAGCTTGAAGTTGATGACACTGGCAATACCTTTGCTGGTATCCTAAACGGCAAGATGAGAGTCTACATCGATCCATATAGCAGCTCAACCCAGAACTTTGTCTGTGTTGGCTATAGAGGCGCAAGCCCCTACGATGCTGGTATCTTCTACTGCCCATACGTTCCACTCCAGATGGTTCGTGCAGTTGATCCTGATACCTTCCAGCCCAAGATTGGTTTCAAGACCCGCTACGGCATGGTCCAGAACCCATTCGTTCGTGATGGTGGTGTCGCTCTTGGATCAACCATGACCGAAGGTAAGAATCAGTACTACAGACTCTTTGCAGTCACTAACCTCCACGGTAACACTGGCAACTGATAAGTAAGTACAGTCAGTAATGAGAAGGGAGAGGAGAAATCCTCTCCCTTTTTCATTATACATAGTTTATGGCACAGGCAGATTATCCGGTAAATATTAGTCAACTTAATAAAAATTTCTATACATTTAAGTTGTCTAGAATACCAACTGTTACATTCTTTCTTCAAAAAGTAACTTTACCAGGAATTTTATCTCCAAATTTTGATCAACCTACCAATTTAGGCGTTCCAGTCAAAAGGCCATTAGGAACTTATAATTTTGCCAATCTAGATGTCGAATTCATCGTTGATGAAAACATGACCAACTGGTTGGAAATTTATAGATGGATGAGGAATATTGGTAACTTAGATTCTGATTGTACTTTTAACATTCCAGAAAATAAATTTACATCTACAGGAACACTCATAGTCCAAAAAAGTTCTTATACTGCAAATATTACTGCAACATTCTTTGATATTTTTCCGATATCTTTAGGTGGAATAATGTTTGATACGACGCTTCCAGCATCTGAGCCAGCAAGAGTAAGTGCTAGCTTTGCTTATACCTATTATAGCTTCAGCCCAGATCCTGGAAATACGACTTTAGATTGATTTAATCTATATTTTGGTATACTTATATTATGACTTTTGATGAATTAAAAGAACAGGTCGATCAAGACCTAAAAATTGATATTACTGAATTGGCTCAAGAATCTGTAAATACTCCTCAGATTCATAATAAGTATTTGTTATTTTTTAAAAAATATAAAGAAGAACTTTCTTCAGATGAAAGAACAATGAAGGTTCTTAGAAAATACAAATGGCTATATTATATGGGTAAACTCAGCAGAGAAGAACTTGAAAAACTGAAATGGGAGCCATTTGAATTAAACATTCTAAAGACGGATGTTGATAAATTTATAGAAGCTGATGATGATATCATAAATCTTGAAGGTAAGATTTCTGAGAAAAAAGAAATGGTCAATTATCTTGACGGCGTAATTAAAATTGTAAATGGCCGTCAATGGAATATAAGATCGGCCATAGATTGGATTAAATTCACCAATGGGCAATAATATTACAATAGAGCCAGTTGATGATGCTTATATTAAGGTGCGATGTCCAAAGGATATTGCAAAAGAACTGAATTCATTTTTTACATTTACAGTACCAAATCACAAATATAATCCATCATTCAGAAAAAAAATATGGGATGGTAAGATACGATTGTATAGTCTTCTTACTCAAAAAATTTATAAAGGAATGCTTCCTTATGTTGAAAAATTTTTTGTAGATAGAAATTATCATTATAAAAATAATATAGTAACTGATAATTTTTACATAGAGGATGAAGCTGTAAAAAAATTTATGATTGAATTCTTGAGAGTATCAAGTAATGGAAAGCAAATTACACCCCATGATTATCAAATACAAGCAGTAACTCATGGAATAAAGAATAAAAGAGCACTATTGCTTTCTCCAACTGGATCTGGCAAATCACTTATAATTTATACTCTTATGAGATTTTTTGCGGATTATATTCCAGCGGATAAAAGTATTCTTATAGTTGTACCAACAACAAGTTTGGTGGCGCAGCTATACAATGATTTTGAAGATTATTCACGATTGAATGGATGGTCTGTTAAAAGCAATATTCAAAAGATATATGCTGGAGAAAATAAAGAAATAACTAAAAAAGTTGTAATATCAACATGGCAAAGTATCTTTAGAGAAAACGATAAATTTTTTGATAATTTTTATACCGTTATTGGTGATGAATGTCATTTATTTAAAGCAAAATCATTATCAACAATAATGGAAAAGCTTAAAAATTGTCCTATTCGATTCGGATTGTCTGGTACTCTTGATAATACGAAAGTTCATAAATTTATAATCGAAGGATTGTTTGGTCCTCTTTATAGAGTTACTAGCACAAAAACTCTTATTGAAGATGATATCTTAAGTAAAATTGATATTAATTGTCTTATTTTAAAATATCCTGATAAAGAATGTAATAAAACAAAAAGAATGGAATATAGAGATGAACTTGATTATATTTTTTCTAGTGAAAAACGATACACGATAATCAAGCAGCTGTGTAAATCTTTGAAAGGTAATACATTAGTACTTTTCAGCCATGTAGATACTCATGGAAAAAAATTATACGAAATGATGAAAGATTTTGATAAGCATGTATTTTTCATCGCAGGAGAAGTTCCTCTTGATCAAAGAGAATTCATTCGTCAAAAAATTGATACTCTTCAAGATAGTATATTGATCGCTTCTTATGGAACATGTTCAACTGGTATTAATATAAAGAACATACATAACATCGTATTTTCTTCTCCGTCAAAATCAGTTGTTAGAGTTTTGCAATCAATTGGTAGAGGATTGAGAAAATCAGATACAAAAACTCACATGTCTTTATATGATATCGTTGATGATCTGCGATATAAAGCATATAAGAACCACACATTTAATCATTTCATAGAAAGATTAAAAATTTATGAAAATGAAAAATTCCCATTTAAGTTGATACATCTTAATCAAGATTGATAAATACTAATGGAGGTCATTATGGATTTAGACTACAAGATCTTTAAGTTGAAAAGTGGTGAAGAGCTAATAGGAATGATCGATAGTCAGGACGATATGACCATTAAAATAAGTCGCCCAATGATCGTAAAATCAGTTCTTATGGTTGATAACTCAGGTTATCCAAAAGAAGTTATGATCATGCGTAATTGGCTTGAACTTACTGATGAACTGGATGTTCAATTGCCAAAAGATCATATTGCAACGACATTAAATCCTGCAAAGGAAACTGTTTTTCTTTACGAAAAACAAAAAATGCGTGAAGATGAAGAATATCTTTTTAAGCAAATGGCATCTGATTTAACTCCAAAACTTCCTCCTGATTTAGGAATGAGTGGAATAAATCCACATATGATGAATATGATCCAAAAGAAAATGGAAGAAGAGCTTCTTGGTAAGAAAGATTCAAAAGAAGAAGATACATCCACTCCCGAATCACCAGATAAAAAACCAAATATGGTTGGAATGTTTTTGTTTTTCCCATCTGATGTAATCGCAGACCTCATTGATACTGGTGTTTTGGATCCAGAAATGTTTGCAGAAATGATGGATGATGGGGATCTTCTTATTCCAGAGATGGAAAGAATGAGCGAAAAAGAACTTAAGGAGTTTGATCTGAGCGATTGGCCAGATGATCCAACCAAACTTTTTCAAGATAATAACGAAGATAACTCTGAAGAAGACTCAGAGGGTACTTAAAGTACTTTATAGTATCTAATAAGTATATTTTTCCTTGTCCATCGCGTACACGCTCATTGTAACACCAAATCTAATTCTGTCAATACCCCCCTTGCTCTTATATTATTTGGACGTATAATATTATAATGAAGAAAAAGAAACAAAATAAAAAAGAGTCAGAACAAGATGATGACGATTTAGGATTCGATGATTTTGCTATTTTGGAAGAAATAGAAAAACCAACAACCAAAGGTCATTATATCGACAATCCAAAATTTAATGCTGAAATGACCAAATGGATAAAAAAGGTAAGAACAGCAGAAAAAAATGGCAAGGACAGGCCACCAGTAACTGATTACATAGCCGAATGTTTTTTAAAGATTGCTGAACATCTGTCTTATAGACCAAATTTTATGAACTATCCGTATAGGGAAGAAATGGTGGGGGATGGAATCGAAAATTGTTTAATGTATGCCCACAATTTCAACCCAGATAAATCATCAAACCCCTTTTCTTATTTTACGCAGATTATATACTATGCTTTCTTGAGAAGAATAGAAAAAGAGAAGAAGCAGTCTTATGTAAAATTTAAGGTTATGGAAGAAAACGCCGACAGTAAATTTTACAAATGGTTTAAAGAAAATTACTTCGAAAAAGAAGGAAAGCCAGAATTATCAGAAGTATTTAATTTGACTGAGCGTGATGTAGAAAGATTTGAAGAAAAGGCCGGAACTGGCAAAAAGAAGCCAAGAAAAAAGAAAAAAAGTCCAAATAGGGGTTTAATGTGAAAGTAGCAGTAATAAACGATACTCACTTCGGAATCAGAAATGATTCCGAATTGTTTTTAAACTATTTCATAGATTTTTTCAGAGATCAATTTTTTCCTTATCTTCAGGAAAATAATATTGATACAGTCTTACATCTCGGTGATTTCTTCGATAGAAGAAAATATGTAAATTTTAATACTCTTAATCGTGTTACAAATGAAATCTTGATTCCAATGAAAAATATGGGTATCAATATCCATTGTCTAGTTGGGAATCATGATACCTATTTTAAGAACACAAATAGAGTAAATTCTGTTTGCCAGTTACTTTCTCAATATGACAATATCAAAACATATGGAGAATTTGATGTCATTAATATCGGAGGAACTGATATCGCAATGGTTCCTTGGATTAATGATTCGAATGAAAAGGATATTGTAAAGCAACTCAAAAAATGCAAAGCCGCTATTGCATGCGGCCACTTTGAATTGACGGGATATGAAGTACTTCGTGGTGTAAAATTTGATGGTGGTATGTCGGATGAAGTTCTCAATAAATTTGAATTGGTTTTATCTGGCCATTTTCATTTGAAGTCATCACACAAAAACATTTGCTATCTTGGAACTCAATATCAAATGTTGTTTTCCGATATTAATGAGGCAAAGGGTTTTCATGTATTTGATCTAGAAACTAGAGAACTAGATTACATTCAAAATAGAAATTGCATTTTTCATAGGATTTTTTATGATGACAGTGCAACTCCAAAGATAGACAAGATGGATTTTTCTCAGTATGAAAATAAGCTAGTAAAAATTATCGTACAAAGAAAAACAAATCCTGCCACATACGAAAAATTTATAGATGGCATCAATTCTGCTAATGCACATGAAATTTCTATCGTAGATGAGACATTCGTACCAGATGATTCTACAGAGGTGGCGGATCTAAGTGTAGATACGCTTTCTTTCATAGAAAAAGAAATCGATCAGCTTATTGATGTTAAGAACAAAGATGAATTAAAGAAGATGATTCATGACATTTATTTTGAGAGTCTAGATAATGATTAAATTTACTAAGTTAAGATTTAAAAATTTTGGTTCTTTCGGAAATAATTTTACTGAAATTGATTTTGGTAAAAAAGGAAATTATCTAGTCTCCGGTAAAAATGGAGATGGAAAATCTTTTGCCTTTCTTGATGCTATTACTTTCGGTTTATTCGGTGTTCCTTTTAGGAATATCAATATTCCTCAGTTGGTAAATAGCATTAACAAGAAAAACTGTGTAGTTGAGGTTGAATTTGATATTGGAATGACCAAGTATCTAGTCAGACGAGGCTTATCCCCAAAAATCTTTGAAATTCACAAGGATGGAAAGCTGATAGAACAAGCAGCAAAGACTAAAGAATATCAAGAGTATCTTGAGAAGAGTATTCTTAAGATGGGATATAAGTCTTTTACGCAGGTTGTAATTCTGGGTAAATCTTCCTTTGTTCCGTTTATGCAACTCTCTGCTGCGGATAGAAGAGAAGTTATTGAAAATGTGCTAGATATTGGTATTTTTAGCTCTATGAATTTGGTTCTAAAGGGGAAAATTTCCCAGCAGAAAGAGTTTATTAAGCAAAAAAAGACCGATTTATCCACAATTCAAGGAAAAGTCGATGTTTTGGATAAAAATAAGCAAGATTTGGAAAAAAAGAAGCAAGATATAGAATCTAAACTCCAAAATAGGCTAAAAGAGATAGATTTGCTTATCTTGGAAAACAATACCATCACCGAGCAATTAGAGACAGAATTGGAGGCCAAGGAGGCCGTCCTAGCCACTTTTGCCGAGACTAAGCTGACCAGCCTACTGGAACTTAGATCAAGCCTAAAGGCCAATCTAGAGGCATTAACGGAAGATGTCGATTTTTACGAAAAAAATAAGGTATGTCCTGCATGTAAACAGGATATAACTGATGGCCATAGAACTGAAATTTGCTCCACAAAAAATGCAAAAAAGAACGAAATTGACTCTGCTATAGAAAAAATAAACACAATGGTTCAAGAGCAAAAAGCAATTGAAACCTCCAAAAGAAATGTCGAAAAAGAAATAACTACTATTAAGAATGATCTTAGGCAACTAAAACAAACAATAACAAACCTTGAAGATCAAAAGAAGATTTATGAAAAAGAAGCAAAAATTGATCTTGTGGATACTATCGAAAAAATTACAAACGATATTTCTTTGCTCAAGAAGGAAGCTAAGGCTTGCCAACGAAGCTTGGATACACTTTATATTGAGAACGAAGATTTAGAGATTCTTTCTGGTCTTTTGAAAGATAGCGGAATCAAGACCAAGATTATTCGCCATTATCTGCCATTAATGAACCAGATCGTGAATAAGTATTTGTCGAATATGAATTTCTTTGTTCACTTCTATCTGGATGATGAATTCAAGGAAACAATCAAAAGTAGGCACAGGGATGATTTCTCTTATATGAGTTTTAGCGAAGGCGAAAAACTGAGAATAGATCTGGCATTGCTCTTGGCATGGCGAGAAGTAGCAAAACAAAAGAACAGTGTTAGTTGCAATCTATTGATTTTGGATGAAGTATTTGATTCTTCGTTGGATTCTGTCGGTACTGATGAATTGATGAAAATTCTAAATATATTAGGTAAGGAAACTAATGTGATTGTAATTAGTCACAAAACAGATCAACTTACCGATAAGTTCAAGTACATTTACACGCTGGAGAAGAAAAATAACTTTAGCAAAATAAGTCTTACATAAATGTACAACTACCGAGGAAAATTTCGAATATTACAGCCAGATGGTTCTATGACTGTCTATTCTCAATATGATGTTGTTGAGAAGGAAGGTAAGCACTATATGGCTGTGTTTGATACCTATGGCTTCTCTCCTGAGCATGGAGAGATTCGGGGTTGGAAAAAGATAAACGGAACAGTCCCTGTGACTAGCGCAGCAGTTCCTTCCAATCCTGATATTGGACAGCAATGGCTTGATACCACTACTGGAATTCTCTATGAGTACATAGATGATGGAGATTCCAAACAGTGGTTAGCCATTAGCTAGGAGCTATATGGGATATTATTACGATAAGAAGAAAAACAGTAGTTGGAGAAGAAAATTTTACAAAGAATTGGCAAAGAAAGAAAGACGATCTACTCGTCATAAGCTAAACAAGCTTGTTCAAGATCTTTGCTCAGGCAGTATTGACATTGATGAATTGTTGGATATCATGCGTAAACGAGGTAATATATTATGAACACAAAAAATGCCGTAAAGCTAAGTAAAGAAACACTTCAGATCCTTAAGAATTTTGCTTCACTTAATTCCAACCTTCTAGTGAAGCCGGGTAATCGACTTGTTACCGTAACTCCATACAAGAATGTCATGGCAGAAGCTATGGTGCAGGAGGAGTTCGATACCGAATTTGCTATCTGGGATCTATCCAAGTTTCTTGGTATTGTATCGCTCTTTGATGATCCTGACTTTATCTTTCACGACAAGTATGTTGAGATTGAAGGCAGCAATCACTCTAGCGTGAAGTACTTTTATTGTGATCCTAAACTGATCACTTCTTATCCCACGAAGACTCTTGTCATGCCGCGTATTGTCCTTGAACTTGAGTTTTCTGAGCGTAAGCTTACCGAGCTTCAAAAGGCTGCATCAATTCTTCAGATTCAAGATCTTAAGATTTTTTGTGATACTGGAAGCATTATGGGAGAAATGTTTGATGCCAAGGATAGCACCACAAACACTTATAGCGTAGAGTTCCCATACGATGGCGAACTGGAGACCGATGAGTTTGAGTTTCACTTTAAGATTGAAAATCTGAAGTTCATCCCAGGAACATATAAGGCACAGTTCTCAGAAAACATCGTGTCTAAGTTTATCTCCAATACAACTCCAATTTCTTATTGGGTTGCAATGGAACCTTCGTCAAACTACGGAAAGTAAATAAATGAACATCGAACACTTCGTATGGGCGGAAAAATACCGCCCATCATCTATTTCTGAGTGTATTCTTTCTAAGGAGAACGAGACTACATTCTTGAATATGGTGAAGCAGGGAGAACCACAGAATCTCTTGCTTTCAGGCCCAGCAGGATCTGGCAAGACTACTGTGGCAAAGGCTCTATGCAAAGATCTTGGTTGCGATTACATCCTTATCAATTGCTCAGAAGATGGTAATATCGATACTCTTCGCACAAAGATTCGTGGATTTGCCAGTACTGTATCTCTCACAAGTGCCAAGAAAGTTGTTATTCTTGACGAGTTTGATTACAGTAATGCGAATAGTATCCAACCAGCACTACGCGGGGCGATTGAAGAGTTTTCCTCTAATTGCAGATTCATTATGACTTGCAATTGGCCTAGTAGGATCATTGAACCCCTACATTCACGCTGTACTCATATTTCTTTCAGCATTTCGCGTGAAGAAGCAAGTACTCTAGCATCAAAGATCTTCAAGCGAATCAAGTTTATTCTTGATACAGAAAAGGTCGAGTATCAAGATGTGGCTGTGGCTCGGCTAATTGAAAAGCATTTTCCTGATTTTAGGAGAATGATCAATGAATTGCAAAGGTATTCTACTTCAGGCAAAATCGATGTGGGTGTTCTTAGCGAATGCAAGGAAGTTGAACTAAAGAAGCTTGTGGGCTTTATGTCAACTAAAAACTTTGCTGAGGTAAGGAAGTGGGTTGTCAGCAATCTTGAAAATAACAATACAGATATTTTTCGAAAGATCTATGACAACTTAACTACCATGCTTAAGCCATCTAGCGTACCTCAAGCCGTTATGATCATTGCTGAATATCAGTATAAAGCCGCATTTGTAGCAGACCAAGAGATCAATATGACTGCACTATTGATTGAAATTATGATGCAATGTGAGTTCGCATGAATCTTTCCAAAGTACTTGAGAGCATCAACTACACAAAGGAAGATGTCTTAGCAGGCAATGAGAAGGACTATGTACCATTTGTGGTAAATAGATCATTATCATACTTTATTGATACTGTTACCTATGCAAATCAGATGAATCAGTATCCGCATCTAAGTAATAAGATGCAGTATGATTACCTCAGACATACCATTCGTAAGAAGAAGAGATTTAGTAAATGGGCAAAGAAACAGAATCTAGACTGCCTAGAGGCCGTCTGTTTCTATTATTCATGCTCTAAAAACAAAGCCATTGAGATAATTGGCTTACTTTCTAAAGCACAGCAGCAACATATACAATCAGAATACGAAAAACTCCAAAAAACCTAAATATTTGGTATTATGGAGTTTTTATGGATAATAATGACATTTTTGATGGTTTAGGTGTTGAAATTAATTTAAAAGACAAAGACGCATTCTTAAAAGTGAGAGAAACACTCACTAGAATAGGCGTTTCTTCTAATCCAAACAAGAAATTATATCAATCTTGCCATATCTTGCATAAAAAAGGCAGATATGCTATAATGCATTTTAAAGAATTGTTTGTTTTAGATGGTCTGGATAGTGATATGGACGAGACTGATTTGGCTAGAAGAAATACCATAGTGAAACTTCTAGTGGAATGGGGTCTAGTCGATCCTGTAGATGAGAATAGATATAAGGAGCCTCAGTTACCGCTGAATAAGCTTAAAATAATTCCATTCAAGGAAAAAGGAGAATGGAATTTAGTTCCCAAGTACCATATTGGAAAGAAATAATGAATATTGTGAATGATTATGATTTGTATGATAAAGCTAGAAATATGCTTTATGAAAGCCTTGCAAAATACGATATTAAAAAGCCAATTTACATCTATATTGACAATGAAATAGGTGATGCGATTTTTAACTCAAAGAGGAATAAAAATCAATTTGAGCTAGCAATTATTTTGAGCAAAGAAGCAGTTGATTTTGCTAAAGATAATTTAATTGAAATATTTAATAGATTTGATATGATTGTAGCGGAAGATCCGACTATAAAAGAATATTCTTATTGGGCTAAGTGATGAATCGATTATTGATAAAATTTCCAACAAGAAATAGACCAGAAAAATTTAAAACCGTATATCAAAAATATTACGATTATCTTTCTGGAAACAATGAAGTAAAATTTGTCATATCAATGGATGTTGATGATCCAACCATGAACAATGACAATATTAAAAAATGGTTAATAGACCATCCTTCAACTAAAAAATTTAATTACTCAGAAAATAAATCAAAAATTCAAGCTGTAAATGCAGATCTAGATGGGGAAGATAGTGATGTTTTGTTATTAGCATCTGATGATATGATTCCTCAAATTAAAGGCTATGATGATATCATATTCGATGAATATTTTAAAAATTTTCCATCCTTTGATGGAGCTATAAAGTTTAGTGATGGTTTGAGAAACGATGAATTGATGACTTTATGTGTAATAGGATGGAAGAATTATAAAGATTTTGGTTACATATATCATCCAGAATATACTTCTTTATATGCAGATACCGAACAGACTTTAGTATTTAAGAAAAAAAATAAACTTGCCATCTCACCATTATGCATAATTAAACATGAATGGACAGGACATCCGTGGGATGCATTACATGCAAGAAATGAAAATTATGAAATGTACGTCAAAGATAAGCTTATTTTTGATAAACATTTACCAGAAATACTATTAAAATGAAATATTTGACTTATTTAAATAGTGGATGCAAAGATATTTGCGATAATATGTTAAAATCTGCAACTATTAATAATATATCTTTGCAAGATTTTATTATAGTTGCATTTGATCGACCTATATTTGATTATTATCAGAATAAAGGAATAGATGTTGAACTATTTTGTGACGTAGCAGAAGAGCCATATCATGAATGGACATGGGATGCTAATTCCAAATTTAGAGAACTAGTAAAAAATAAATGGATATTGATTAAAAAATATTTTAACCAATACTCTTCTATTTGTTGGCTTGACACTGATGTTGTTTTTTTAAAAAATCCATCTGATGTTTTTAAAACTTTATCAAAGCCAACTTTTCAAATAGATTATCCTGCTTTATGTGCATGTACGGGGTTGATGTATTTTCCTGACTGCGACTATTCACGATTTATAATAGAAAATCTTGGAAATCAAAATACTGAAGACGATCAACTTATCTGTAATAATCTATTACAATCTCATAGAGAAAAATATGATTTTTTTGATTTGAATTTATTTCCAAATGGTGGGTATTTTTACGATAAAAAAGGAACCACAATTGAACAATCTATAATGCATCATTGCAATTATATTGTGGGATTAAATAATAAAATTAATAGATTAAAAAATAATAATATGTGGTTTATTTAATGAAAAAAAGATTGATAACATATATTTGGGAATGCTCTATCGATGAGCGAGATAGAGAAATTTATGACACATTAGACAAAAATTATAATTCTAAATTATTTGATGAAATTTTTATTTTTAGTGAAAGCGATATTAGTGATAAATTAAAAATTTATAAAAATGTTAATATAATAAAAATAAATCATAGGCCCACTTTTCAGTTTATGTTTGAATATATTAATGTAATAAGTAACAATGAAGATATTAATATTTTAGCAAATAGCGATATATTTTTTGATGAAACACTTAAATTAATAGAAAATATAAACGAAGATGAATTTTATTGTGTAACTAGACACGAATTAGATGGAAATTTATTTTTTGAAAAATTTAATCACGAAGTTTTAGGTAATTATAGTGTATCACAAGATGTTTGGATTTGGAGGGGACAGTTTAAAGCTTATGATTGTGATTTTTTTATTGGGTATCCTGGATGTGATAATAAATTAGCTTATAGAATAGTAGTTGCTGGATACAAAATTAAAAATCCTTGTTTGAGTTTAAAATGTTATCATAATCATTCATCAAAAATAAGACCTGGATCATCTAAAACAAATGGAGAGGGTTATAAAAATTCTCTAACTCCAAAAGTTATTATAACACCATCTACAATAACAGAAAACTCTAAATGGGCAATATTGAGCGTTAAACCAGGTTTATGTGAAATTTTAACTACATTAGACAATTTATGATTTTTACTAAAGAAGAATTTAGGCCAATACCATCATATCCGACATATCCGCCTTATCACACAGGCGATTACATTGAAGATTATTTTTACAATTGGTTTATAAAAAATAATATTCAGGTGAATCGTGATTATATTGCTATTAGTTGGACTACTTTATATTGTGAAAATAAAGATCAAACTATACAGCAATTTTTATCATCATTAGATCAAACTAAAAAATATTTTACAGTTTGTCAGCACGACGATGCACCCAAACATATATTACCAAAAGATACTATGGTATTTTCTGCATCTAGATCAAGAATTACTGATCTGACCAAAGATCAAATTCCAATACCTCTTATTTGCTCTTCTATACCAAAACAATCAAATGTAGAAAAAGATATTTTTGCATCTTTTGTTGGATCATTTACACATCCATTGAGAATAGCTCTTTATAATTTATGTAAGTCGCAGCCAAATTATTATTTTTCAGGACAACCTTGGAACCCAAAGGTAAATGATAATAAACTCCAAGAATTTTTGCATATTACTAATAGAAGTAAATTTTGTCTATGTCCTAGAGGGTATGGTAATACTAGCTTCAGAATGTATGAAGCTATGCAGCTTGGATGTATTCCTGTCTATATAAGTGACGATTTTCATATTCCTTGGAATGATGAAATAAATTGGAACGATATAGCAGTACTTATACCATCTGATGATATTTTGTATTTACCTGAAATATTAAAATCGATATCTGAAGAGAAACTTCAAACTATGCAAAATAATATTAAAAAATATTATAATCAGTATTTTACATTAGAGGGAATGTGTGAAAATATTATAAAGAGAATTATATGAAAAAACTTTTATTTGTTATTGCCAATTATAAAGATTCAAGACAACAATTTTTTGAAGAAAATTTTTCTCCAAGAAATCAGAGATATGCTGATATTCATGGGTATGAATATAAAGTAAGCAAGGGTGGGGAATTATTTCGCGGAAATCCTACTTGGTGGAAATTTACATTAGTAAATGATATGATTTTAAATGGAGAATTAAAAATCGGTGATGAAGTATTGCATATGGACGCAGATATGCGAATAGATAAGTTTGACATCGATTATCCATGCGAAAAGTCATTTTCTGTTGCGATAGATAACGGAAATACTTTTTGTATGGGATCTTATAAATTAAAGGTCAATGAATGGACTATTCAATTAATCAAAAATATTTTAGATGAAACTTTATGGAATAAGAGAAAAAATGATCCTCATTGGCTTTCTTTTAGAGAACAAGCAGCATTTTATACTCTATGTGGAATAATTCCTCATAGTTGGATATCATTTTTATCTCTTCCAAACTATGGATGGCATCAAAATAAATCAGAAGATACAAAATATTCCATAGAAGAACTTAATGATAATATTCAAATTTTAGGACCGGAATGGAATACTACTCTATTGGACGAAGAATCACATTTAATAGGACCAGCATTGATGAAGTACAATATTGTAAAATCTAAAATAAATGATACAATAATTAGACACTTCGCTGGTGGTCAAGCATGGAGAATTGTATAATGATTTATGATTATGTTATTGTTGGTGCTGGATTTTTCGGTTCAGTTTTTGCTAGACTCGCAACAGATGACGGAAAAAAGTGTTTAGTTATTGATAAAAGAAATCATATTGCTGGAAACTGTTATACTGAAACTATAGAGAATATAAATGTTCATGTTTATGGACCACATATTTTTCACACAAACGATAAAAATATTTGGAATTTTGTAAACAAATTTGCTGAATTTAATAATTTTATTTTATCTCCAAAATCAAAAAGTAAAAATAAAATGTATTCATTACCATTTAATATGAATACATTTTATGAGATATGGCAAACAGAAACACCAGAAGAAGCTAAGAAAAAGATATCAGAACAAAAATATAATGGTATTCCGACAAATTTAGAAGAACAAGCCCTTTCTTTAGTTGGAAAGGATGTTTATGAATTATTAATAAAAAATTATACCACAAAACAATGGGGAAAGTCCCCAAAAGATTTACCATCATTTATAATTAGAAGATTACCATTAAGATTTACTTATGATAACAATTATTTTAATGACAGATATCAAGGAATTCCAATAGGTGGATACACAAAATTATTTGAAAATATGTTGAAAAATATTGAAATACATTTAAATGTTGATTATTTAAAAAATAAAGAGTACTATAATTCCATTGCTAAAAATATTGTTTATACCGGTTGTATAGATGAATTTTTTAATTATGAATATGGTAAATTAGATTATCGTTCTTTAAATTTTAAAACAAAAATATTAGATGAAAAAAATTATCAAGGATGTGCTATAGTAAATTATAATGATTTAGAAATTCCTTGGACAAGAATAGTCGAACATAAGCATTTTGAGAATAGTGATTCAGAAAAAACAATAATAACAAAAGAATATCCCCAAGAGTATAAAAAAGGATCTATTCCATATTATCCAATTAACGATGAAAAAAATAATAAAATTTATAAATCTTATAAAGAAAAAACAAAAAACTACTCAAATATAATTTTTGGCGGTCGATTAGCTGAGTATAAATATTACGACATGCATATGGTTATTGCTTCAGCGATGACCAAATATAAAAATCATATTAGTGGTAATATAGAAAAAGAAATATGATAAAAAAAGAAACTTTAACAGTTGATTTTGTGGATTTTTGGCCAAATTTTATTAAAACTGATAATTACTTTTATCATTTATTAAGTAAACAATATGAAGTAGTAATAACAGAAAATAAACCAGATTTACTATTTCATAGTGTAGATTATTTTAGACAACAAGGTCATAAAAAATACGATAATAATCACACTAAAAAAATTTATTATACGGGTGAACCACCTCATATGCATCGTCCTAATTATAATGAAACACATTTTTCTTTTACTTTTGAAGATACATGTGATTCTAGAAATTATAGATTGCCATTATGGGCTTTATATTTAAATTGGTTTGATGTTTCTCATGATGATAATAGAGATCAGTCGTATCTCCATCCTGTAAAATATTTTTTAAATAAAAAAGATCCAGAAAAAATATGGGATACTAAACCAAATTTTTGTTCATTCATCAACACCCAACCATTTGGTAAAAGAGTAGAATTTGTTCCAAAATTAAATAATAAAAAATTTGTCCATTGCGCGGGAAGACTTTTTAATAATGTCAATGGGATTATAATTGGTCGTGGCGATCAACGATGGAAAATAGAATATTTACGACAATTTAAATTTAATATCAGTATGGAAAATTGTGATGATTATGGTTATGTTAGTGAAAAAATAATTCATGGAATGTTTTCAGATTGTTTACCAATTTATTGGGGATCTAATGCGGTAATATATGATTTTAATCCAAAAGCATTTATTAATTGGCATGATTATAACAATGACAATGATGTGATTGATATAATTTTAGATATTCATGATAATAAGTATAAATACTGTGACATTATCTCACAGCCTTGGTTTAAAGATAATCAAATACCATCACATGTAGACCCAAATAATGTTTTAAAATTTATAAATGAAAAGATTTTACAATAATGCCTCTTGATATAAACGAAATTCATTTAAAAAAGTATAAAACAGATGGAAATATCAATTATGAACCATCATGTAATCATGAAGTTAAATGTTTGTTTTTGGTAATGGTATAATATGAACAATCAACTAATTATAGCGCGGTATAATGAAGATTTACTTTGGCTGAATGAGTGGAAAGATAAATTTGATATTATTGTTTATAATAAAGGAAAAAAAGATTTACAAGAAAATTATACAATTATAGATCTTCCAAATATCGGAAGAGAAGCGCACACATATCTTTATCATATTGTAAATAATTATGATACTTTAGCTGAAAATAATATTTTTTTACAAGGAAGAATTAAAGATCTTGGACCAAATGTTTATCAAGATTTAAATCATTATATAAATGAAATAAAAGAAAAAGGATATTCTGCACCTATTGGATATGCGTTTGGTGATTACTACAAAAATATAGATTTTCTTGCCGATCCTTTATATAAAGATCAAGTTTTATCTAAGTATTTTAGACTTTCTGATATTACTTTTAAGGATTATATAATAAAATATTTTAAAAATCTTCCACAGTATATGCCAGTTTCGATGAAAGGTTGTTTTGGTGTCAGTAAAAAAAATATACAAAGTAGACCAAAAGAATTTTATTTAAATTTGTTAAACTCTATACCCGAGTATCATACAGTCGAAGAAGCACATTTTTTAGAAAGATTATGGGCATTTATGTTTACTGAAAAGAAAAATTTACAATGACATATTCATTACATGATAAATATGATAACATCATACATGAGCGATAAAAACTATGAAGTTCTCGAAAGATTATCTGGGAATGATTTTTTATTTAAATTAAAAAAATGATTAATATTAAAACTTATATTTTACATTGTAAAAAATTTAAAGAACGAAAATTTTTTATAGAAAACCAAATAATTAAGCTATTTTCTAATTATGAATTTTATGAGGATTATGATGCTGATGATCTCACACAAGATAGTATAAAAAAATATTATGATCCTTGTCCAGAAAAACAATTATTTAAATTTAAATTATGGTTTGAACAAAATAGAGGAAATGCAACTGCAAGGCTATTAAATTCAGCAGAAATTTCTTTAACAATAAAACATTATGAAGTATTGCAAAAAATTGCAAATTCTTCTGATCCTTATGGAATTATCTTAGAAGATGATGTCATTTTTGATTCAAACTTTTTAAAATTATTTAAAAAATATTTAAACGAAACACCAAAAGATTTTGATTTTATATTTTTGGGTTCTGGTGCTAATTTAAAACCAGAAAATATATCCCCTGATAAAATCGTTTATCTAAAAAATCATCCAGCATCAAAGTGTACAGATTCATACGTTGTAACGCGAAAAGCAGCAAATGATATCATAAAAACATATTTACCATTCAATATTTGTGTTGATTATGAACTAGCGTACCAAATGTATCTACACAATCATAAAGTGTATTGGTGGGAACCTAGTCTAATAAAACAAGGTTCAGAAGTCGGTTTATTCAAATCAAGTTTGAGATAATTATGAAAATTTCTTTTGTTAAATTTGCTGGTTGTGCAGCTGGCGGTACTGAAAAATATCTTCAAAGTATAGCTATACTTGTAAAAAAGGCTGGCCATGAAGTTGATTATTATTATACTAATGCTGCGCCAATAACAAGTACTAGTTGGGTTCATCCTGATAATGATCCACTCTGCATTAAATTATTAGAAGACAATGGAATCAATCTAATAAAAGTAAATGTTGGTTTTAGACACCATAATACATGGCATAATACTGATTTTTTTGAAAAATTTGATGAAAATGCCTATGATTATTTAATTACTGCTGGAAACGGAGGTTCCGAATATCCATACATCAATCTAAATAAAATTCCAATAATACACACCATTCATGGGCATCATGTTTTTAATAAAGCTAATATAAGCAAAAGTGTTATATTGTGTAATTGGCAAGCCAACAAATGGCTATTGAACGGAGGAGATTCTAATAAATTGGTTATTATACCTCCAATAGTTAATATACCGAAAGAATTTTCAAAATTAATAAAATCAAATTATGGTATACCAGATAGTGCTTTTATTTTTGGAATGCATCAAAGAAATGATTCAACTATTTTTTCCAATTTTTCTTTAGAATGTTTTAGAAAATTAGAACATGAAAATGCTTATATGTTTATTATGGGTGGAAGTGATAAACATAGAGACTATGTCAAAGACCATAATATAAAAAGAGTAGTATTTTTTGATTTTTCATCTAACATGAATGATATTCATAGTTTTTTGAATAGTCTTGATGTTTATGCTCATTGTAGAGCTGATGGAGAAGTATGTTCAGCTTCAATTATTGAAGCAATGTCTCATGGTCTACCAGTTATTAGTTGTCCTGGAGTAAATAATGGGCATAAAGAGCAAATTGATGGCTGTGGATTTTTTTGCTCAAGCATCGATGAATATACTCAATCAATGAAATTTTTAATGAATGATGAACAAGCATATTGCGAATATTCACGCAAAACTCTAGATAAATACAATAGCGTTTATCATTATGATATAGTTAAAAATAAAATATTGGAATTATTAAAATGATTAATAATGTAATTGAATTAGTTCTACAAAAATATCCAAAAAATTTATTTGGATGTAGTTTCAACGATGGTGATCTTGGGGGGTGTAATGTTTATGGTGATCCCTTGACCGAAAATATAAAGGCATGGACATATTTAAAAGAAAAATACAATATAAAAACCGCAGTAGATATAGGGTGTGGTTTTGGATTTCATACGGCAACTTTAAGAGATGTTGTTGGTATATCAGAAGTAATAGGCATTGAAGGATCTAAAAAAGTAGTAGAATGTGCTTGTATATCCGAAGTTGTTCATAATGATTATTCTTTATCTTCATATGATCTTCCAAAGATTTTTGACTTTGCTTGGTCAACAGAATTTTTAGAGCATGTTGATTCTAGACATATTGAAAATATTATGAAAACGCTTCGTTCATGCAAATATGTTTTAATTACTCATGGAGTTCCAGGTCAACAAGGACACCACCATGTAAACTGTCAGCCAAAAGAATATTGGATAAATATTTTTAAAGAAAATGGATTTGAATATAATGAAGAAGAATCCATAAAATGTAGAACTTTAGCACAAACCGATGTAGAAGATTTTCTAAACTGGTATTGTAATCAAAGTAATAATATTTTTGGTTATGCAGCAAAGGAACATGTAAAACATAAAGTTACAGATTATTGCAATGGCATGAATTACATGGCTTATGCATGGTTAAATAAAACTGGTTTATTTTTCAAAAATACTAAAATATGAAATATTGCTTTGATTTAGATGAAACTATTTGTGCTACTCCATCTTCAAGAAAATACCAAGAAGCTATTCCATACTATCCAGTTATTCGTAGGATAAATGAATTATATGATGATGGACATCATATAACCATCTATACTGCCAGAGGTGGTACATCAAAAATAAATTATACAGAATTGACAACCAATCAACTTAAAGAATGGGGAGTTAAGTACCATAAACTTATAGATCAGGGAAAGCCAGACTGGGATATATTTATAGACGATAAAGCTATTAATTCAGTTGAGTGGAGAAAACGTGAGAACATAATAATAATTGGTTTTGTGGCTAGTTGTTTCGATTTATTACACTCGGGTCATTGTCTTTATTTGAAAGAAGCCAAATCTGTTTGCGATTATTTGATTGCAGGACTACAAACAGATCCAACAATAGATAGACCATTTAAAAATAAACCAATTCAATCTTTAGAAGAAAGACGAATACAATTAGAATCAAATAAATACATTGACGAAATAATAATTTATGAAACAGAAAACGATTTATCCGAATTACTAAAAAAAATTAAACCTGATATTAGAATTTTAGGTTCGGATGCAAAAGAAAAACCAATAGTCGGTCTTGATTTTTGTAAACAAATTAGATATCATGAAAGAAATCATGATTGGTCATCATCTAATCTGAGAAAGAAAATTTGTGATGCAATTAAATGAAATTATCTCTAACATAGAAACAAGAATTAGAAATTCAAGCGTTATATTACCACAACTTAGCGATCATCATAAGACATATTTTGATCGTGTAATTCCGTTGATTAAAAATGATGGTTTATGGTTAGAATTAGGTGTTTATAGAGGTAGAAGCATACAGACAATTAGTAGAAAAACAACAAATCAAGTATATGGATTTGATACTTTTACCGGACTGCCAGAACATTGGAATGCTGAAAATCCAAAAGGTTGCTATAGTGTTGGTGGCGGAATTCCTCCTGGAGCGATTATTGGATCTAATCAATCAATGTATGAAGCAACTCCTACGGTACATTATGAACCTTGGAATAGCAATGTAACCTTAATTAAAGGTCTTATTCAAGATACTCTTCCAGATTTTCTTAAAAATCATACAGAGAATGTAGCCTTTTTGCATATTGATACAGACATTTACAGTGCTTGCTCTTTTGCACTATCCACTTTAAAAGATAGAATAGTGGATGGAACTATTATCTGTTTTGATGAACTTTTAGATTATCCTGAATATAAGGAACACGAACTAAAAGCTTTCGCAGAATTTATTCAAGAAACCGGTTATGACTTTGAAGCCTTAGTACAGCATGGCAATCACTATAGTCAAGCTTGCGTTAAGATTTTAACAAAATGAAAAATTACATCAAAACGTATATTACAGAACTATGTGAAATAGCTAATGATACCATAAATTCAAAATTGGATATTATTGTCGATATGACAAAAACTATTCAAAAAATTAAAAAAAATAATGGTAGACTTTTTTTTCTAGGTGTTGGTGGTAGTTCTGCTAACGCTTCTCACGCAGTAAATGATTTTAGAAAAATTGCTAAGATTGAATGTTATTCCATAACAGATAATGTGGCAGAATTAACTGCTCGTATAAATGATGATGGTTGGGATAGCTCTTTCTCAGAATGGTTAAAGATTTCTAACTTAAATTCAAATGATGGAATTTTTATATTTTCTGTTGGTGGTGGATCAAATAACACATCTCAAAATATAGTAAAAGCAATTGATCTGGCAAAAGAGAAAAATGCGACCATAATGTCAATAGTTTCTAGAGATGGTGGATATTCAAAAACAAATTCTGATATTTGTTATTTAATTCCATCCGTAAATAAAGATAGAATAACTCCACATGCAGAAGAATATCAGGGAGTTATTTGGCATTTAATAGTAAATATACTAAAGGATTTTAATGATGAATGATTTAAAAATAGATCTATATGCAGATGGTTCTGATATAGAAGAAATTAAAAGACTGAATGCGAATCCTTTAATAAAAGGATTTACTACCAATCCTTCTTTAATGAGGAAATCGGGAATCACTAATTACATAGAGTTTGTAAATGATGTGATGAATATAGTCAAGTATTCTCCAGTATCTTTTGAAGTTTTTTCAGACGATATAGATGAAATGGAAATACAAGCTAAAAAAATAGCAAAATATGGCGATAATATTTACATTAAAATACCAATAACCAATACTAAAGGAGTTTCTACAGCTAACTTAGTAAAATCTCTTATCAGCGAGGGTATTAAAGTAAATATTACCGCTATATTCACCATTGAGCAATTGATTACTCTTTTACCGTTTATATCCTCTTCCACCCCAGTAATTCTTTCTATATTTGCAGGAAGAATTGCAGATACTGGAATAGATCCAAAATCAATTGTTAAATGGGCAATTAATAATAAAACTCCAAATGCAAAAATTTTATGGGCTAGCCCAAGAGAAATTTATAATTTATATGAAGCAGAATCAGTTGGTTGTGATATAATTACTATGACTCCATCATTAATTGATAAAATTAATATCAAAAATAAATGTCTTACTGAATATTCATTAGAAACTGTAAAAATGTTTTACGATGATGCACTAAAAGCTGGATATACATTATGATAATTTCTAGAACGCCATATAGAATTACTTTGGGAGGCGGTGGAACAGATTTGCCTTCTTTTTATGAGAAGCATGGTGGATATTGTATTACAATGGCTATTGATAATTACATGTATGTTTCTCTTAAACCAGATGAATTAGATAATATGTGCAAGATGAGATATTCTGAGATTGAAAATGTAAGTTCTCCTCAGTGTATTAAAAATTCTAGAGCCAGAGAAGTTTTATGTAAACATGATATTAGATCTGTAGAAATAAATACGTCTGGAGATTTACCATCAAAGGCTGGAATGGGTTCTTCTGGTACTTTTTTAGTCGGTTTATTAAAAGTTATCAGAGAATATAAGCGCATAGATACAAGCCCAAGAATCATTGCTGAAGAAGCATGCGAAATTGAAATAACAAAATTACAAGAACCTGTCGGTAAACAGGATCAATATATTGCTTCATATGGCGGAATTAGAATTCTTGATATAAATAAAGATGGATTTGTGGATGTTCAGACTTTAGATGTCTCTAAAAATGATTTTTCTGATTTTTTATCAAATATTCATGTATATTCGATAGGAATACAAAGAAACGCTTCTGATATTCTAAAGGACCAATCTAAGTTAATTGGAAATACTGAATATTTATTAAAAACAATCAAAGATTATGGTTATAAAACAAAAGAAATATTAGAAAGTAAAAATTATGATGAATATGGAATTTTACTTGATGATTACTGGTCGATTAAAAAATTATTATCAAATAAAATAAGTGTTTCTCCTGTAGATAAAATTTACGAAGATATTAAACAGAATTTTTCTGTTTTAGGCGGTAAGATAATCGGAGCAGGTGGTGGTGGATTCTTTTTGGTTTATTGCAATAAAGATGTATCTAAATTGAATACTTACATGAGTCAACAGGGAATGAAAAAACTTAGATTCAATGTTGATTATTCTGGATCTAAAATATTAGGAAATTATTTATGAAATGTTTAGTCACAGGCGGTGCAGGGTTTATAGGATCAAATTTAGTAGATCGTCTTATAAAAGATGGTCATGAAGTAATTTGCATAGATAACGAATCTGCAATCACAAGCGAACAATTTTATTGGAATAGTTCTGCAAAAAACTATAAGTTAGACATTAGAGATTCAGATTGTGATGATTTATATAAAGATGTAGATTATGTTTTTCATCTCGCAGCAGAATCTAGAATACAGCCTGCAATAGAAAATCCAGAACATGCTATTAGTGTAAATTGTGTTGGCACATGTAAGGTCATGCAATTTGCAAGAAAACACAAAGTAAAAAGAGTAATATATTCTTCCACTTCATCCGCATACGGATTAACAGACATATGTCCGCAAAAAGAAAATTTTCCAGAAGATTGTTTGAATCCATATTCAGTTTCAAAAATTGCTGGTGAAAAAATATGTAAGATGTATTGGGACTTATTTGGGGTTGAAACTATTAGTTTTAGATATTTTAATGTTTACGGCGAAAGATCTCCAGTTAATGGTCAATATGCCCCTGTCATTGGTATATTTTTAAATCAAATGAAGAACAATATACCACTTACAGTTGTTGGATCTGGTGAAAACAGAAGAGATTTTGTCCATGTGCATGATGTAGTTGAAGCAAATATTTTAGCTATGGAAAAAAATATATCTATACAAAATATTGGACAGGTTTATAATGTTGGATTTGGAGAAAATTTTTCAATAAATGAAATAGCAAAAATGATCTCTAATAACATAATACATATCCCAGAAAGATTGGGAGAAGCAAAAACTACTTTGTGTGATTATACAAAAATAAAAAATACACTAGGATGGATTCCTAAGATTAAAGTGAATGAATGGATAAAACAACAGATTATGGAGAATTTTATATGAAACCTACAATTACACTATGCATGATCGTAAAGAACGAAACCGCTGTAATAACGCAATGTCTAGAATCAATATGCAAGTATATTGATCGTTATGATATTACGGATACGGGATCTACAGATGGCACACAAGATTTAATCAAAAAGTTCTTTGCGGAGAAGGGTATTCCGGGAGAAGTTTATCAGTCAGAATGGAAGGGATTCGGTGATCATGCAGGAAGAATTGGATCAAGAACCGAAGCCTTTC